ACCCTACTATCCAAGATTCAACTAGGGCTACTATCTATACCCGTGCTATTAAAAAGCTAGGTGTCTGGTATGAATTCCAAGAGGTTGAAGGTATCCTTGTAGAAGGCTCAGATGTAAGCTACGGCGACCCTAAAGAACTACCATTCATCCCCCTACGCTGGACTTCAATCAATGGTGAAAGCTATGGTCGTGGTTTGGTCGAACAGTATCTAGGTGACTTCCGTTCCCTTGAAGCTCTCTACCAACTACTCCTAGAAGCCTCGTCTGTGATGGCCCGTGTTATCTTTGGTAAACGTGCTGGTTCTACAGTCGATGTTGATGATATCAATGGTGCTGAGAATGGCGTATGTATCCTAGGTGACTTAGAGCAAGATATCACCACCCTTCGTGTTGACAAAGGCTCTGACCTTCGTGTTCCTATGGATATGGTACAAGAGCTCACCCGTAGGCTAGAGCAAGCCTTCCTAGCGGCCTCAAGTGCCACCCGTGACTCTGAGCGTACAACTGCTACCGAAATCCGTTACATGGCAGCAGACCTCGAAAAGAGCCTTGGTGGTGTATACTCAATCCTATCGCTTGAACTACAGCGCCCACTAGCTTACCAACTACTAGCCCAGACCAAAGTTGACTTGTCCTCTTTAGGTATTGAGTTAGTAATCGTAACAGGTGTTGAAGCTCTAGGTCGGAATGTAGAACTTGACAAAATCAGACAGTTTAACCAACTAATTCAAGAGTTGGGAAGCCCAGAGATTATACTTAGCCGACTAAATGTTGGTGTGTATATTGCTAAAATTGCTAATAGTTTGGGTCTTGATACCTCTGACCTCATTAAGTCAGATGAGCAAATCCAACAGGAACAGCAAGCCGCACAACAGCAAGCATTACTACAGCAAGGCGCTGGTAGTATGGCTCAATCAGCTGGTGCTGCTGCTGGTCAACAAGTCGTTCAACAAGGCTAAATATTCTAAAGGAGAATTAAATGGCTAAAACACAATCTCTCTACGAGCTTAAACAAGCTGGTATGAAAAAAAAGAATCCTAATACTATTACGGATGCAGACTACTACCTACGGGATAAGGAAGAGGAAGCTTTAAGGGGATACCCTAATAGCGTCGATATGACCCCTCAAATCGCTTCACCAGCTAAGAAGCAATCCTTACCAAAGGATGAATAAGTATGGATGAAAATGCACCACAAGTAGAAGGTGAAGTTGCTCAAGAAGCTGATGTTTCTGGGCAACCACAACTTTCTGATCGTGAGCGTGTAGAGCAAGAGGCTATCCAACGCTATCGTGAGTCACAAAAGACAAGCGATGAGAAAGCTGCGGGTATGCCTGATGGCTACAACGATGACGGCACACAGAAAGAAGACTTAATTGCTGGTAAGTTCAAGTCACAAGAAGAACTCTTGAAGGCTTACAAAGAACTCGAAAGCAAGCTAGGTAAACCTAAAGAAGAATCTACCGACAAACCAGCAGATAAAGTAGAGGAAGCGCCTACAGAGGCAGCTGCTAATCTACAGGTTGCAAAGTATGAACAAGAATTTGTTGATAATGGTAGTCTTTCTGATAAGTCTTACGGCGACCTCGAAAAGATGGGGTTCACTAAGCAACAGGTTGACCAGTATATTCAAGGCCAACAATCATATGCCAATAATATGCGAGAGAGTGTTTACTCCTCTGTTGGTGGTCAAGAGGAATATACTTCTATTATTAATTGGGCATCTGAAAACTTGCCCTCAGATATTATTAAGGATTACAACGATTCAGTCGATTCGATGAATCAGGAGAAAATACTCCGTAATCTTGAATACATGAAGTTTAAAAAAGAACAGACTGTGCCATCACAAGCTGGCCCTCGTAGACTAGAAGGAACAGCTGCTTCAAGCGGCATACAACCTTATGGTGATAAGAATGAGTGGCAACGAGCACAGACTGACCGCCTCTATGGGAAAGATGCTAAGTATACCAATATGGTAGACCAACGCTATCTTGCTGCCCGTAAAAGAGGTATTCTTTAAGAATTGGGGGGATTCACGTTTTGTCTCCTTTGGTGTTTCCCTCCATCCCCAATACTATTAAAGGTAGACAACTTAGCTAAGTTGTATTGTAGATATGTGTACAGTATCTGTAAGACACTTAAAAACCCTAGTAACCTTTATGCTTGTATTTATGAGTATTCTGTAGGCCCGTTTTCGATGATGCGTTCTGAACAAAACGGATAACTTAAAGATAACTAATAAACATAGCAATGATTACAAAATACAAACTAAATCAAACATTTAAGGTAATTTAAAATGGCACTACTCGTAAATAACATCGGCAGCAACGCGGGAACTCGCGGTCTTCCTACTGATATGGACAACGCTCTACAAATCTATTACGGCTCAGTCTTGACTGCATTTGACCGTAAGCAGGTTTTCCTTGATCTTGTAACTACAAAGTCAATCGACAGTGGTTCTTCTATCTCTATCCCAGTTATCGGACAATCTTCGGACGCTAACACCAATACGCACGTCCCAGGAACTGAGCTCACCATGAGCACTATCCCTGTTAAAGAGCGTATCATCAACATCGATGCTCTTGAGTATTATGCTTTGGCTGTTGATAAATTCGAAGAGAAAGTTCTACACTTCGAAACTCGCGGTGAACTAGCTAAACAAGCTGGTGAAGCTTTGGCTGTTAAAATCGACAAAGCAGTTGCTGCTCTGTTGGTAACAGCTTCGCAAACTTCGGGAACCATTGGTGGTTCGGCTGTTCAAGCTGACGGTACAGAAGTTAACAATGATGCTATCGATTCTGGCGCTACTCCTAAAGCTAAAGGCGATGCTTTGATTGAAGCAGTGTTTGAAGCTGTATCTGCTATGGAAGAAAAAGATGTATCGGGTGAGAAGTACCTAGTTGTAACTCCTCGTATCTATTCTTACTTGGCACAATCTGATGCTGTTAACAAAGACATAACAGCTGGTACTAATGGTGGCTTGGATAAAGGCACTGTTATGGAAGTTGCTGGTATCCGCATTTACAAATCGAACTACCTACCAGTAGATTCAACAGTAAGTGTTGGTGGTACTAACAAGAAACTGAAAGCCTTGATCTTCACTTCTGAGGCTGTTGCTGTTGCTAAATTGATGGACGTTACTTCTGAAGTAAACTACATCCCAGAGCAGCTTGCTACTTTGATGACCACATACTACTCGTATGGTATGGGCGTATTGAAGCCAGCTTGTTCTTGCGTAATCACAGGCGGCACAGTCGTTTAATCTACCCACAGGGCTCTCCCTCGCAAGAGGGGGAGTACCGTCTATGTATAGGAATACTGTAGGCATATGGGTATCCCTATACATAGATAAGGAATCTAACATGACAGAAATCGACGCAATTAATAGGATGCTCCGTTACATCGGGGAACTTCCTATCCCATCAGGTACTACTATTGATAGTTTACCAGAAGGCCATGAAGCTGTTTTAGCTCGTACTATTCTAGCAGAAACTCTTCGTGAAGAGCAAGAGAATAAATTTTGGTTTAATACTTTTACAGTCACCTTCGTACCTAATACAGAAGGTAGAATCACACTCCCAAATAACGTAATTGCTTTTGAGAGCACTGAGTATTTTAAAGAAGGTGGCGACCTTTATAACAAAACTACATTGTCCAGCGTATTTACAGAGGCTGTAGAATTAGTAACTCGCCTTGAAATAACCTTCGACAACATCCCAGATATCTTTCGTACCTATATGGTACTTGTAGCTGCTAAACACCTTCATGTTTACTTGAATGGTGATGAGACTACACAACGAGAACTAGAGAATAAAATTAATATCCAGCGTGTTAAATTAGAGCGTGAGCAACTTAAGCAATCTAAATTTAATTTGATTCGTGGGACAAGACTTATTGATCGTGGAACTAATCCCACACCAGTTATTTAGGAGCAATGAATGCCTAAGATTAACAAAGTTTATCCAGCGTTTTTCAATGGCGTTTCACAGCAAAAACCTGAGCTTATTTTGGATAGCCAATGTAAAGACATGGTTAACTGTGTGCCTGATTTGGTAGTTGGACTAACCAAGCGTCCACCCGTTACTCACACAAAGACGTTTACTTATGCTACGAATCCTGAGATGGAAACATCCACTATCTTTCATACCTATGATCGTGGTGAGGATGATGAAGAATATATCTTTATGAATTCTGATGTAGCAGATCACCCATTACACATTTTCCATCGTGATGGTACTGAGATGAATGTTACCTATAATCCCTCAACAGAAACAGCTGTTAAGAACTATTTATTGAATGGTAATCTAAAAGGTCTTACGGTACAGGATAGAACTTGGATTTTCTCTAAATCAGCTGTTATTGGCTTAGACTATTCTGCTACCGCACCTTTATCTGCGACCTACGATAGAACAGCATTCTATTGGTTAAAACGTGGTAGTAGTGATAGGTATAACCCATACAACTACGCTGTTTACTTAAATGGTGTTACTTATGCTTGTAACCCAAATAAACCAGCTGGCTCTGAAACAGACCCCGCAACGGGCTTTGAAGATTCTGACCATGCTGCTAATTATCTGCGTGGTCTTATTAATGGTACTGCTGGTTTTAGTTGCAGTGTTCTAGGTTCGATCCTTAAAATATGGAGAGCAGATGGTGCTGACTTTACATTCAGTACATGGGACTCATGGGGCAACCAAGCTTCTGAAAGCTGGAAAGGCGCTGTAAATAAGATTACAGACTTGCCTAAAGATATGCCATTCGATAATGTATATGTAGAAATCAAAGGCGACCAAGCTACTAATATTAACTCCTATTATGTTAAGTGGGCTGGATCGTCTTGGGAAGAATGCTTAGACCCTGCCGCTGATCGTGGTCAACTTAGTAATATGCCAATTAAAATTGATCGTATTAGTCTTGTAGGTGGTATTGCAACCTTTGAAGCTAACCTTATTGATTGGGCTGTACCTCGTGTTGGTAATCTTGAAAACAACCCCAATCCATCCTTTGCACCTACACCAACTGGTATCACAAGCACTATACAGGATATGTTCTTCTATAAGAACCGCCTAGGTATTGCATCGCAAGATAGTGTTGTGTTGTCGGAAACAGCTGGTTATACAAACTTCTATGTTACAAGTGCTATTGATCTTATCGATACTGATATGATTGATATTACAGTTGCAACTAATCAAGCTAGTAAAATCTACTATGCTAAACCTTTTAATAACTCTCTTTATATCTTTACCAAATATGCTCAATATGAGCTAATTAATGAAGGTGCTTTTAGCCCTAATACAGTATCACTAAGTAATGCTAGTAACTACCCAATGTCTATCGATGTAGAACCAGTGGTAGTGAACGATAGTCTTTACTTCATTTCAACTACTGATAATAGACAACAACTTCGTGAGTATATTAAAACCGATAAGCTGACAGTTAAGGGTATTGACCTTAATATCAGTACACCAACTTATATGACTGTACCAGTTAAATCTTTGGTAGCTAATGGTGTTCTTGGGTATGTACTCTGTTGCACAGATACAAACCTTGTATATCTATACAACTATAAAGAAGACGGTGAGAAACGTATTCAATCTGCTTGGAATAAGTGGGAAGTTCTAAATGGCCTAACGGTTACAGCTGGTAGCTATCAGTATCATGTTATTGATTCTGTTGTGACTATTGCTTGTAAAACAACTACTGGCTTTAGAATGCACGAGTTACAACTTGACTACAATATTCCAAATCAAAATGTCGATAAGTCATCTAGTGATGATTCAGTTATTGACCTATATACCTATGAAGCTAAGATAATCTTACCAGACTATTACCCCCAGCTAGGTGCTGTAAGAACTCCTTTAAATAAAATGCTTATTAAGCAAGTTACTATAAGTGGTGAGGGTAATTTTGATGCGGAGATTTATCGCAAAGATTACAATAAAACTTACTACAAATCACACACAAGCTCAATGAGAGATATGAAC